CCTTTCACCTTCGGTCGCATTGTCCACGAAATGATCGAGGCCCACGCTGAGGGAGACGACGCCTTCGCGTTGCTCGACAAGCTGGAGCTTGAGAAGGGCGCATACTTCCGCCGCGAGATTGAGATGTATGGCAACATCATCGATGACATCCGCGACATCATGACCGAGTACTTCGACTACTGGGGTGACGACAGTCTGGTCTATCTCCGGAAGAACAAGCGATCCTCCGAGCATGAGTTCCGCATCGAGCTGATGCCCGGCCTCTGGTTCACAGGCAGGATCGATGCTGTCGGTAAGGCCAAGAAGATGCGCTGGGTTGTCGAGCACAAGTCGTTCTCGCGTATGCCTAACGATGACGAGCGCTGGCGTTCCGTGCAGGCCGCAGTATACTTCCGTGCGCTGCAGATGATGGGCTTCCCCGAGTGCGACGGTGTGCTGTGGGATTACATCGGCTCTAAGCCTCCGATGACGCCGGAGACTCTGAAGAACGGTAAGATGTCGCAGAAGAAACTGCACACTCTGCCGATCACCCTTAACCGCTTCATCACCGAGAACGACCTCAAGCGGAAGGACTACGACGAATACCTCAAGGCTGCGGCCGAACGCCGGTCAGACTACTTCATCCGCTGGTTCAACCCCGTGAAGCGTGATGTGGTTCAGTCTGTGTGGGATGACTTTCTGGAGACCGCTATCGAAATGGCGGAGTTGCATGGAAGGTCCAAAGCGCGTAACATCGGGCGTCACTGCAGCTGGTGTGACTATGAAGGACCCTGCCGCGCTGAGATGCAGGGCTCCGACGTTGACTTCCTGATTTCCAGGGAATATGTGAAGGAAGGCGAGGATACAGATGGCGAAGACCCCGACGCGGAGTAAGCGAGAGGACGATGACGATGAGCTTCCCGGCGTGAAAAAGATTTCCGAGATAAAGCGGCCCCGCAGCACCGTGCTCTACGGCCGCAGCGGCACGGGCAAAACGACGCTCGCCGCCGACTGGCCCAAGCCGATGCTCTACCTCGACATCAAGGACGAGGGCACTGACTCCATCGCCGATGTCAAGGGCATTGATGTCAAGGAGATCGAGGACCCCGATGATCTGGACGAAGTTCTGCTGTGGCTGATCCGCCACCCGGGCAAGTACAAGACCATCGTCCTCGACACGATGTCACAGCTTCAGGAGATGGTGGTCGAAGAGGTCGCCGCCGAGCTGAAGAAGAAGGTTCCGAAGGGCAAACGCGCCGGCGACTTCGGGACGCTGACCAAACAGGACTGGGGGAAGGTGTCGAGCCGCCTGAAGTCCTGGATCATCGATTTGCGCGACCTGCCGATGGAGACCGTCTTCATCGCACAGGATCGCACGTTCAACTTCGGGGACGATGAGTCCTCGGACGAAGTGTTGGCACCCGAGGTCGGCCCGCGGCTTATGCCGTCGGTCGCGTCGGTGCTTAACGCCGCAGTCTCGACCATCGGTAACACCTTCATTCGCGTTCGCGTCGTCAAGAAAGAAGTGAACGGGAAGAAGACCTCGGTCGAGAAGAAGGAGTACTGCCTCCGCCTTGGCCCTTCGCCGCTCTATGTGACGAAGGTCCGCAAGCCGAAGTCTATCTCGGCTCCCGACTTCATCGTGGACCCCACGTATGAAGACATTCAAGATGTGATCAACGGAGATACCTGATCATGGCCCGTAAGCCAACCAAAAAGAAGACGTCCACCGTTTCCGTGAGCTTCAAGGGCGTTCAGTCCCGACAGCTCCTGCCCGAGGACGACTACCGTCTGAAGCTCGTCGAGGCCGAGGCTGGCGAGTCCAACGCCGGCAATGACCAGATCACCTGGACCTTCGCGGTCAACGACGGCGGCAAGTTCGACGGCCAGAAGCTGTGGATGCACACGCCGCTGATCGAGACGGCGCTGTGGAAGCTTCACGCTCTGCTGACCGCGCTCGGCGTCGAGGTGCCGGACGATGATCTGGACATCGATCTGGAGCAGATGGTCGAGGACGAGCTCGAAATCATGGGCGTTGTCGGCCACGAAACCTACGACGGCGCGAAGCGGTCCAAGCTGCAGGACTTCTACGCCATCGAGGAGGGCGACAAGGACGAGCCCAAGGCTGCCGGCAAGAAGGGCACCAAGGGCAAGAAGCCGGCGGGCGTCACCCGCGAGGCCGTCGAGGCCATGGACCGTGAAGAACTCGAGGAGCTGTGCACCGAGCACGGCCTCGACGCCGACACGGACGACTTCAAGAAGGACGCGAAGTTCGCCGAGGCGATCATCGAAGAGCTCGAGGAGAAGGACCTGCTGATCGAGGATGAGCCGGAGCCCAAGGGCAAGAAGGCCGCCAAGGACGATGATGACGAGGAGACGCCGGCCCAGGCTCGCGCTCGCCGTCGTCGGGAACGCAAGGCCAAGGCGACCGAGGACGATGACGACGAGAAGCCGGCCAAGGGCAAGAAGAAGTCCGCCGACGAGGACGACGAGGACGAAAAGCCCAAGAAGGGCAAGAAGTCCAAGTCGCTGCCCAAGCTGTCGTCGGATGAAGTCCAGGGCATGGACGAAGACGAGCTGGGCGAGGTGATCGAGAAGTACGGCCTCGACACCGACCTGGACGACTACAAGACTCTGCGCAAGAAGGCCGCCGCGGTCATCGACGCGCTGGAGGACGGCGACCACATCGACGACGAGTAATCGGCGCCGGCGTGATTGTCTGAACCGGGGGCGGGCTTTCGGGCTCGTCCCCTTTTTTCTGAGGTAACTGCCATGATCCTTCTCTTTACGATTTGCGTCCTCCTCGGCTTCCTGTTCTGGTTGCTCGAGTCCTTGCCGGGATCACGCATCCCGGGCTATGTGTCGAAGGCCTTCTTCTTCGCTGCCGCGGTTCTGTGGGCCATCCCGGCCTTCAGCGGCACCTGAGCCTCGGACCCCTATGGCCAAGAAGCCTGAGTCCCGACTTCAGCTCCGCATCAAGAAGCGGCTCATTAAGGAAGTCGGCGGCAAGTGGTTTAAGGTTCATGGGGGTCCATTTCAGGAAGCGGGCATCCCCGACCTGATCGGCTGTGTGGAGGGTTTGTTCTTTGCCTTTGAGGTGAAGCTTCCGGACAATGCTAAGAGCAAACCCACAGAGCTTCAGCTCGAGACCATCAAACAATACCAAGATGAAGGTGGCTATGCCTGTATCGTTGAAAGCCCCGAAGAAGCAATCGCCGTTGTTCGCGCGGCTATCGCCGATGCAGCAACAAGGCGTTTTGGCCGCCGCCTCAGTCGATGGCTTTGCGGCGTTCTTCGCTCAGCGAACGGGCAAAACGTGGTTGACCTGCGGACTCATCGAATACAGGGACGAGAAGAACGTCCTAATCGTCGGGCCCAAAACAAACCTCGTAAGCACGTGGGAAAAGACTCTCCACAACTTACTGCCGCATTACAACGTCTTCTTCAGTCTTGATGACCTGGTCACCTACCAGAAGGCTCACGTAAAGAAACATGGGGTTGAAGGATACGCGATCCTCCTCCTGAACTACGAGGCCCTGCCGGCGATCATCAAGAGGATCAAAAAACGGCGCTGGAACCTCATCGTGTATGATGAGGCGCAACGACTCAAAGCGCGCACCTCCAAGAACTCCCGGACCGCGTCAACGCTCGTTAGGATCAGCGATCATCGCATAGCACTCACCGGCACTCCGCTGGATAAGCATCCTATCGATCTGTGGGCAATCTTCCGCTTCATTGACCCGTCCTTGCTGGGTAGTAACTGGAAGACATTCGAGGTGGAGTTCCTCGAAGACCTTACCTCAGGCATCCTCGCTAAGATGAAGAAGGCGAAGGGCCAGATGCTTAGAGCTAAGCTGATGCTGCAGCTCCGCATTGTGAAGAACAAGCCCAAGTTCCGCGAGGATATGTGGGACGAGTTCATCGAGCGTATCAAGCCCCACACCATGGCAGTGACTCGAGAGGACGCAGGCATGAAGGGTGCCAAGATCACCTACGTTCCGGTTCTGCTTCTCGGCAAGCAACGTCGCGCGTATGACCAGCTCGAGAAAACTATGGTGGTCGACATCGGGAAAAAGCTGACAATCACCACAGCACTCAAGATTGTCCGCAACGGGAAGCTGCAGCAAATCACAGGCGGGCACATCAAGGACGAGGAGGGCCGCACTCGACTTGTTGGCGCGGCAAAGATCAGAAAACTCGAACACCTGCTTAAACGACATAAGCCGCCGATTGCCATCTTTGCCAAGCACACCTATGACATCGAGATGATCCTTGAGGTCCTCGCCGATTATAGCGACCGCGTTGGCGTTGTGTGGGGCCGGGTCAAGGACGGCAAGGTCAAGAAACCTCGTACCGAGACAATCGAGGCGTTCCAGCGTGGCGAGCTCGACTTCATCGTTTGCCAGCAGCGCACCGGCGGGGTGGGTGTCGATTTGTTCAAAGCACGTAAGGCTTTCGTGTATTCGATGGGCCACAGTTGGATCGACTATGATCAGATGATCAGCCGGCTTGACTTCCTTAATCAAACCGAAGCGGCAGAGTTTTTCTTGCTATTCGCTGTCGAGACTATTGACGAAGACATCATTACTGCCTTAAAAGAAAAGCGTTCCGTATCCGAGGTAACACTCGAACGGCTGAAACATCAACCCTGAAGGGACTACGACCATGGCCAAGGACAAGGCGAAAGCCAAGGAAACCAAGACCGAGAAGAAGGCCGAAGCCGAGAGCTTCAAGTACGGCGTCGCCGACGTGGCGAAGGCCCTGGGCGTGAAGGACGCCTCGGCCCGCGTCCAGCTCCGCAACCACAAGATCAAGAAGGCCGGCAAGTCCTACGGCTGGAACGACAAGGACGACCTGCAGGCGGTCATCGACAAGATCCGTCCGGCCAAGGAGGACAAGAAGGCGGCCAAGGGCGACAGCAAGGCCAAGGGCAAGAAGGCCAAGGACGAAGACGACGACGACTGATCCAGGTCCGAGCGCCGAAACGGGCGAGGTCATCTCCGCCCGCTGAACCGCCGACAGGAGCCCCGGGATCGAAAGGTCTCGGGGCTTTCTGGTAGCTGAAGCGCAACGGTTGACAACTCGGCAATGTATGTTAATGATGGCTACCTTCAACGGGGAGCCACAGATGGACTGGCCGCTATCGCCGGAAAGACAAACCCAACTGCTTGCTCGGGTAACCGAGCTTGAAGAGGAAGTGGCCCGTCTGAGGGGCGATCCCTCAGCAGCACAGCAACTCCGGCCGTTGGGGTTCAGTCCTCGTCAGGCAAGGATGCTGGTGATGCTCGCACAGCAGGCACCGGCGATCATATCCCGAGAGGCGATAGCCGGGCCCGACAACCCGGTCAAAGGGATCGACGTTCTGGTCTGCAAGACTCGACGCATCCTCAAACGGATTGACTGTCCGGGAACCATCGAGACCATTCACGGTAACGGCTACAGAGCCAACGCGGCTTTGGCGGCTTGGGTCCTGCAGCCTCAGGCGACGGCCGATGAAAGCTAGTCGTCTCCTCGTCCTTATCTATTCACTCTTTTTCTGGATCAGCCTATGACCCCCCTTGTTCGGATTGAACGCGGCCACCGTCGAGCCATGCGATGGATGAAATCAAACCCGGGGGCTCGGATGCCGAGGGCCATCAGGCAATCGATGAATGAGTTCCACGCACTACAGGAGCTCGAGCTTCAGCAACAGGATCGCCGGCTGCTGCGGGAGTGGGAGGCTGACTCCCGCCCTGTGGAGGAGAAGGGCCCGCCGCCGCTTCCCGCCGGTCGTCAGGTTGCGATCCCCCCTCACTTGGCCAAGGACCTGCTCCTGGCCCTGGCTGAGCGAAACAAAGAGAAGGAGAACGCCGATGCCGTTGTGGCTGATTAGCGTAGGAGTCAAGACTCTTGGCTTCCTCAAGGGGATTTCCTGGAAGGTGTGGGTGGCCCTCATCCTGGTCATCGCACTGCTGTTCGCGGGGTGGCGCATCCAGAGCGCTGTCCAGAACCACTTCGAGTATGTCCACAGGATCGAAGGCGAGAAGAAAGACCTCGAGGGACTTCGGGATCGGCTTAACACCCGCATCACCGAGCTGTCCGACATCAACACCCGGAACCAGGCCATCTATGACGAGAGCCTTCGGCAGGCGGAACAGGCGCGCCGCATTGCTGATGAAGAACGCCAGAAGGCGGAAACCCGCGCCGAACGATACAGGAGTATTCGAGATGCTGCCAATGCAACGCCTGAGGCTGATCGCCAGCCTGTCAGCCCTGTCGTCCGCGATACTGTTGACCGGCTGTGGCCACAACAGTGACGGCCCGGTCACGGAGATGGTGACGGTCATCCGCGAGCACTACATCGCCGCCACTCCCGACGAGAGCCTTCGT